AAACTTTAAAAATTTTAGCAATGATTATGCCTGCAGAAGGTTTAATAGCTCTCTTTAATAAAGAAGCGGGCGATGAAGGAGAAGGAGAAGGAGAAGGAGAAGGAGAAGGAGAAGGAGAAGGAGAAGAGGTTATAGATTTAACAAAATTATCAGGAAAAGAAAAAGGCAAAAAATTTAAAGAAGAAGCTCAAAAGACAGAAGGAAGCTATCAAGATCCTCATGCGAAAGCAGGCTACGCAAGTAAAAGAGGAAGAATGATAAAAATGGCTGAAAGATTAGGACTAGCTGATACAAAATTAAAAGATAAGCCCTACAAAAAATCAGGCTATGACTGGAAAAAATGGACGCGTAAAGCAGACGGCGGCAGAATTGGCTTTGTAGCAGGAGGTGCACTTGATCGAAGTACTTTAAACGAACAGGGTCAGGCCATCTACGATTCAATGAAGAGTGCAGATCATTTGGATCAAACTATAATAGATCATTTACAATCTTTAGGATTATATGATGTGGGTACAGATACAGAAACTGTAGAGTCTATTGTTAATATAGGACCCGATATTACTCAAGGTGGAGACGACGGAGTAGGTGTTCGACGCTATATTCCTTTATCTGAAAGAAATAAAATTACAGATGAAGGAGACGTAGGATTTTGGGAAGGTTTAAAAAATAAAGCAGGAGGTGCATGGTCTGGAATAACAGGAGCATTTACACCTATGATGGCAATGGCAAATTTTAGAAATCCTTTAAATCCTAATTCGCCAAATTATAATCCAATGTTAAGATCACAAAAAGATTTTGCGTTAAGACCTACCACTATGGGAGGGTTAGGATTTCAACAAGATGATATAGGAAGATTTCTTGGAAGTGCAAATCCTGATGATCCTGATTACAATCCTTTACTTGGACAGAATTTAGTATCAGGCTGGGGAACAAATGATTTAACACAAATGTTAAGAAACAGATTACAGAAAATACGAAACAGAACAATGGATCAAACAGATTCTTCTCGTCTAAAACAAAAAAGAATTGAAAAAATGATTACTGACGCTGCTGCAGCTGATGTAAAGATAGTACAAAGTACACCTTCTCTCCCATCGCATTATGCTGAACAAGGCGGAGGTGATTATCAAGCCCCGGCAATTCGTACCGCTCCCGCAAGCTGGGACGTAAGTAGTGGAATAGGTCCCGGTGGACAACACTATAATATAGGCGGCCTCGCTACGATGTTTCAGAGAAGACGATAATGGCAGGTATAGAAGATTTAATTACACTATACAGAGGAGAAGCACCTTCAAGATCTATAATGAATTTTGGAGCTAATCGAGGAACTTATTTTACCAGAGATAAAAATTTTGCTAAATATATGGCTCAAGGAGGTTCTCAAAAAGTAAGAGATCTTATTGGAGATTTAGGAGGAAAAGTAAAAAAATTAAATATATCAAAAGACTTATTTAAAAAACTTGGAGCATCGGATTTTCAAGTAAACATAAGAGATCCTAAATTACTTAAAGCAGCAAAAACAGATATATTACAAACATTTTTAGCAAGAGCAGGAAGTTTAACTCCATTAGCTATGAAGGGATTAAAGGTTTTAGCGAGTTTACCGGTTGCTGCTTTAACAATGATCTTACAATCAACCCCCGCTAATTCAGATGAAGCAAATATGCAACTGGAAGACTTTGCTAAATTAGCAGAAGAAAACAATATGGAAATGGGTTCTAATATGGACAAGGCACTTCCAGGGGGGGATAAGGATATTTAATGGCAGGCATAGAAGATTTAAAAAAACAAATGTCTCAAATGGCAGACGATGAATATTATGCAAGTTTGCAGTCTCTTTTTGAAAGAGATCCTGCAGCAAAAGAATATTTTGATACAAGCGCGATTACTTATCCTGCAATGGATAAATCACGCGAGTATAATATCAAAGGATTTTTAAGCACAGATCTGGAAGGTACTAAAGAATATTTAAAAGAAAGTGGTATAGATAAAAAAATATCTCCAGAATCTACTTTTATGGAAAAAGTAAAAAAGGGAGAAGAACCTATTGGTATATTACAAAAACCTGTATCAACTGGAAGCGAATTTGGAGACCTAGTAAAAATTCGTACAATATTACATGAGATGAGGCATAAGACTATGAACACACCTAAATTTCAAGAATTTTTAATAAGTAATGGTTTAAAGGAAGAAACACTTATAAGATATTTAGATCAAGAATTTTTTCCTGAATTGGACGTTCATTTACCTGATTTTGTAAACCCTGAAAGAGATATGACATACAAAAAAGCTGTTGCTGATTATTTAGATATGTTTGCATCTTCTAATGAAAAAGGTTTTTTATCTAAATTAAAAAATATATTTGCAAAAGGTGGCTTAGTAGATAAGCCTTTATTGGGAAGAAGTAGAGATATTTAATGGACATTAAATATAATCCAATACTGGGAGCTTTTGTTAATACGGCTACTGATGAAGTAGTGTCACAATCAGATCTTAAAATATGGGCGGCTGAGAATCCAATGCCGGTAGCTCAAGGTTTGACAAAACCTGGCGATAAAGTTAAAAGTCCTTCAGGTGTTGAAACAATCAATAAGAAAGTATAGAATAGTCAAATGGCTAAAATAGACAAACCCTTACCTAATACTAAAACTACCGTTGAGATTCCAGGAGAAGTGGAAATTGAAGAAGCAATTCAAGAAAATATTAAAGAAGTTGATTCTGAAGGAAAACCGGTTGAAATAGAAATGACGGAAGAAGGAGGCGCAGAAGTCTCTTTTGATCCTTCCGTAGCTTCGCCCGAAGGGGGCGAAGATCATTATTCAAATTTAGCAGAATTTTTAGGTGATGATATTTTAGATGGTTTAGGGGTTCAACTTACCGACGATTATAGAGATTATAGGAATTCAAGAAAAGATTGGGAAGATAGTTACCGAGAAGGTTTAGGTCTTTTAGGATTTAAATACGATAGAAGAACAGAACCTTTTAGAGGAGCTTCCGGCGTTACTCACCCAGTATTGGCTGAAGCCGTTACTCAATTCCAAGCAACCGCTTATAAAGAATTATTACCCGCTGATGGGCCGGTTCGAGCACAGGTTTTAGGAGACGTGACCGAAGCAAAACAAGATCAAGCACATCGTGTAAAAGATTTTATGAATTATCAGCTTATGGATCAAATGAAAGAATATGAACCTGAGTTTGATCAAATGCTTTTTTATTTACCCCTAGCCGGCTCTACATTTAAGAAGGTCTATTATGATAAGCTTTTAGGTAGAGCCGTTTCTAAGTTTATCCCTGCGGATGATTTAGTAGTACCTTATGCGGCAACTTCTTTGGAAGACGCGGAGGCGGTTATTCACGTCATTAAAATTTCTCAAAACGATTTGCGTAAACAACAGGTTTCAGGATTTTATAAAGATATTGACTTAGGAGAACCTCCAATTACTGAAAATGAATTAACTAAAAAAGAACACGAGCTGGAAGGAATTACTAAAGACAAACAAGACGATATTTATACTTTAATCGAAGTTCATACTAATTTAGATTTAGAAGGCTATGAAGATGTGGGTGAAGATGGAGAACCAACACAAATTAAATTACCGTACGTAGTAACGGTTGATGAAGCAAACTTTAAAGTTTTATCTATTAGAAGAAATTATAAACTGGATGATCCTTTAAAAAATAAAACAAATTATTTTGTTCATTTTAAATTTTTACCAGGATTAGGTTTTTATGGTTTTGGTTTAATCCACATGATTGGTGGATTATCTAGAACAGCTACTTCTGCATTAAGACAATTACTCGATGCAGGAACATTAGCTAATTTACCTGCAGGATTTAAAACGAGAGGTATAAGAGTCCGGGATGATGCACAACCTTTACAACCTGGAGAATTTAGAGAAGTAGATGCACCTGGTGGAAATATTAGAGATGCATTTATGCAGCTTCCTTACAAGGAACCATCACAAACATTATTACAATTGATGGGAATTGTAGTTCAGGCAGGCCAACGATTCGCGAGCATCGCAGATAATCAAGTAGGCGATATGAATCAGCAGGCGGCTGTCGGAACAACGGTTGCATTGTTAGAACGTGGTTCAAGAGTAATGTCAGCGATTCATAAAAGAATCTATGTTGGTTTAAAACAAGAATTTAAATTATTGGCAGAAGTTTTTAAAACTTATCTTCCTCCAACTTATCCCTACGATGTTCCAAATGCGAGAAAAGAAATTAAAGTTTCTGACTTTGACGACCGAATAGATATTTTACCGGTTGCAGATCCAAATATTTTCTCCCAAACACAAAGAATTTCAATGGCACAAATGCAATTACAATTAGCGCAATCGAACCCACAACTTCATAATTTATATCAAGCGTACCGAAGTATGTATGAAGCGGTAGGGGTAAAAAATATTAATGCGATTTTACCGGCGCCATTAAAACCGATTCCAATGGATCCGGCATTAGAGCACATTGTAGCGATGTCGAATAAACCTTTTCAGGCTTTTGGTGGACAAGATCATAAAGCGCACATTGATGCTCACTTACATTTTATGAGTTTAAATATGGTCCAAAATAATCCACAGGTTATGGTGGCAATACAAAAAAATATTTTAGAACACATTTCTTTTATGGCACAAGAACAAGTTCAATTAGAATTTGTAAAAGAATTACAAGAATTACAAACGCTTCAACAACAAATGGGACCTGCCATGCAAAATCCGAAAGCGATGCAGCAAAATCCACAGGCAATGCAAGCGCAACAACGTATTCAACAGTTAACAAGCCAGATTGAAGCAAGAAAAGCAGTCCTCATTGCTGAAATGACGGCGGAATATGCTAAAGAAGAAAACAAAATTACCGGTGGTTATGGTGGAGATCCATTAATGAAGCTAAAAGGAAGAGAATTAGACCTTAGAGCGATGGACAATGAACGTAAAAAGGAATATGACGAAGATAGAATCGGTTTAGACACGATGAAGGTGATGGTAGGAGATCAACAACACGATGAAAAGCTAGAACAGAACGAAGAACTAGCTGAATTGCGTGCAGGAGTATCTCTAACAAAACAAGAAATGGCGAATAAAAGTAAACGTCATGATTTTGGTAGAAATTATAAAAAAAAGTAAGTATAAATAGAACAAGGAGATAATTATGAGTAAAGATTGGCAAAGAGGATCAGGATATGTTGATGCACCTAAGATTACAAAAGAATTAGGTGCTGGAAAAGATGGATATCAAAAAGGTGGCATCAAAGTTGAGGTTACTAATCCTATTGAAACTCAAACGGTTATTGTCAAAGGTACAAAACGTATGAGA